GTTAAATCTTTTGCTTTTGGATCGGGAGCTGTGTCTTTCGCTTTTGTTTGAATATCTTTGATAACTTCTTTGACCTTCGGTATCTCTGTTTTTTGTACTGTGGGTGAGGGAAGTCCATCCTCTCTCAGTGGCATCAAATTAAGATTGCCCGTCTCGCGACCAGCAGAGCCAAAGGTTTCTCTTCGAACGAGATCCATGAACTGCGCTCTGTTTAAATTTAAATCGCCGCCATAGGTTTTCTCTCCGACGTTAATCGATCCATCCTTATTGACGGTAGCATTAACGACACCCTTCTTTGAGGGTATCTTAATCGTGACGGGAGCCTCTCCCCCTCTACCTATGAGAAAAGTATTCAAGTCACGAAACAGTTGTCTTCCTGTGGTTTCATCTCCTGTAATGTTTGCTACTAAATCACCAAGGTATGCTGTTCCCAAAGTAAAAGGAGAGAAGCCAGCGGTGATTGCTAAATTGGTTCCTGTTGATAAATACCCTAAAGATTTGAGAGCGTTCTTTGCAATGGGATCATCGGCAAAGTCTTCATCAATTTGTTTCATGCCTTGACTGTGCATGTCAATAATCCCTTTGAATGTATTTCCTAGTTCTTGAATATTTTTTTGAGTGATACTAAATCGACTGTCACCGCTTTCCGCTGTCTGCGGATAGTAGGCTTCTCCCTCAGGTACGCCTGGCGCATCGGGGATAAGGAGAGATTCTAATCCTCTCATGGATGCGTCTTCCGCTTGCCGATATGTCGGTGCAGGTTTCGCCGAAAAATTCAGCATATCTGATATTAACGCATCATCTATTATAAACTTAGAAGCCATCTAGTCACCTTCCACGGTTCGCGGTTCGCTCTTCATGTCATCTTGAACGATCAGACCACGATCCTGTTGAATGCCGAGCTTATCATAGTTTTGTAAAACTTTAATCAATTCTTCTTTGCTCATGCTATCGAGAGAGTTCTCCGCTTGCGCTTTGTTATCGTAGAAGCCTGCCACTCGACCGCGGTTCACTTCTGCATTCACGGCAGCCGAGTAGTGTTTACTCTCCATTGCCGCTTCGCGGATTTCTTTCAACGATGAGAGGTGCGAGGCCATCGAAACGCCAGCCGTCTCATACAAATCTTGTTTCATTTCATTCACCGCTTCGACCACAAAGGGATTGAGGTGAGGGTTCAAAAGTTCGTGGGCAGTTTGTCGAGCTCTGCCATCAGCGTATCCCGCTTGGCGTGCCGCCTCCGCTGCCGATATTTTCCCTGTCAGCGTTCCTTGAACATAGTTAGTCACGAACAGCATTTGCTTGGGGGTTAATTTTTGTTTTAGTCTCCTGTCTTCAGGATTAATTAATTTTTTAGTAGTACTCATAGCTATCATGGTGCACAGGTTCGTCGATTCCCTCGTCGTCATCGTTCAACCTGACAAAGTTTCCTTCTCGATATCTTATCAGAGCTAATGTAGTCGCGTCAACTAAGTCATCGTGCTCTCCGTAAGGGAAAGACGCCAGCTCTTCTTGTAAATCCAGCGCCCAACTGTCATCGGTCCGCCAAACGTGTCCCGCTTCAAAGATGGGAGCGACTGTATTTAAGCGAACATGTTTATCCATCCCGCGGTTCGGGGAAAATGCGGTTGCATAGACGCCAAATCGTCTAAGCTCATGTATCAAGGGTGTCCCTGACGCCTTTGCCTCGATAATAACGCTGTCAGGATTGAATTTATGGAGTTCTTGCTTCGCGACTTGCTTTAATTCAGGGAAATCCCATCGACCTTTGGTGGATGCAAGAAGAATTAAATGCGTTTCGTTGCCCTCGTTAGGATAAAAGATACCCCAAGTGGTAATTGCAGAGTAGTCAGCGGTTTCTTTTTTAGAAAATGCAGTATCATAGCTTTGAATAATGAAAGCACACGCTGGTGGATTAGGTTTTTCCCAAATATTCCACCACTCACGTTTAATAATACTGGTTCCATCGTAGGTAGGGTTTTGTTGCCACTGGGCATTCCACTTGCTGGGTACCAGCGAAGCCTTAACTTTATCTAATTCCTCTAGTTTCCAGTACTGAGGCCAAATAGGTTTTCTTTTTTCTTCATCATCGTCGTCTAAGATTGCGGGGAACTCAACTAATTCCCACTTGTCAGCCTTCGGCTCCGCCATTTTTTTAATTAAGTTAGCTGTCAGGTCTTTGTTAGACCATCGAGTCATAACAATAGCAATAGATCCTCCAGGTTGTAGACGCTGTCGAGGACCACTAGTGTACCACTCGTAAGCATTATCCATAGCAGTTTCGCTGAGTGCGTCTTGCTCAGAATGGGGATCATCAATAATGAGAAGATCAGCACCACGACCAGTAATAGCACCCCCAACACCCGCTGCAAAATACTCACCACCATGATTTGTCTCCCATCTACCAGCTGCTTGGTTGTCAGTTCTTAAAGTTACATTAGGAAATATACGCTTGTATTCTTTCGAATTCATTAAATTTCTAATTTTTCTACCAAACCTAACTGCCAGCTCACCTGTGTGCGTTGCCTGAATAATTTTTAGTCTAGGATTGAGTCCCATCATCCACGCTGGAAACAAATAACTAGCAAATTCTGATTTTGTATGTCGTGGAGGCATGTTGATAATTAATCTTTGTGCTTTTTCCGCTGCAAATTTTTGAAATTGTTCAGAAGTTCTTAAATGATGAGGTCCTTCTACGAACTCTGGCCATACTGCCTTTACAAAACTCATGAAATTTGCTCTCGCAAATTCTTGTTCTTGCTTTTGACGAAGTAAAACCATCGCCTTTAGTTGCTGCATATCTAAATTTTCATAGTTCATACGTGAATTTTGTTCCATCAGTGTGTGTATGTTGCAAACCCTAGCCGCGCGCATATTTTTTGGGGGCGATTTTTTGGGGGGTGGGGGTAATAATTTATTACTTTTATTTTCATTTTTCTAAAGTACCTAAGCCATCGAACAGCGGTCAGCTGTAATTGTTGCATAATCTATATTATAAGAACAGATAAGTCTATATTTTTCAACGCTTCTAGCGGTCAGCGGATCGATGTCTCTATATCTTGTGGTCATTGTTTAAAATTTCTCGGATCGTGTCCCACGTTTCACCCAATGAAACAGCGGTCAGCGGTGAGTGGTCAGCGTTTCCCTCTAAAAAATCCAAAAAGAGCGATCTATACAGAAAAACTCTTCTCTCTTTGAGAGAGCGTTGCAAGATAAATAGATTTCCAAAAAGCTGAGAGTATTTATGGTGGAATGATTTTTGATGCGGTCTCAAACTTTGTAGCAGATTGTGACGCTCACAAACCTTACATTCAATAAACAAAGCGTGTTTATTTTTATTAAATAAAATCATATCTGGAAATCCGTTAATAGTAGTTGTTTCAATACGAATTGGATTAAAATCTGACAGTTTGTCTTTAACCATTTTGTATAAATTTTTTTCCTTACTCATAAAAAATATAGCGTGACACAATTATTAATATTTTTATTTCAGATTGCAATTATTGGTACTATGAGTTTTTTTAGAAATATTATTATAAAAAATAAATTTTCAAAATTTTCCCGCAATTACCTAGTACCAATGCTCAAACCCTTCACACTATCACACTTCTCAAAACTAGTAGTGTGATGGTAAAAAGCTATATAACTCAATATTAATAAATCATTCTTCACACTATCACACTTGTTTAAAAATAATTTTCTCTCTAAAAAAATATTTTTTCAAAAAACTTATAGTACTGTGAAGAGTGTGAAGTTCTTATAATAATTTATCTAATGGATATTAAATAAAATATCTAATAACAATTAGTTATGATTATAGATTTAAAGAAATACAAACTAGAAAAACTAAGTGAAGAACAAAAAACAAAAGTAGTGAACATTGCATTTCAAATAGATGAGGATGATCTAGATGTGATCAGGTCTAGTGGAATGTATTTTGTCACCAACGTTCCGCTAGTCGCTGACCGCTTAGAGAGTAAATTAGAGCAACAAATATTCTTAAAGAATATCGGAGAATGTCTCATCAAATATTCTAAACAATTAGAAGAGAATAGAGATGACGTTCACTTTAAGATGAATTGGTATGAGGATTTTATCGATGAGCCTTACGAGTTCGATTAATCAAAGACACCCTTGTCACCTTTAAAAATAATTTCTACTTCATAAGTATTCTCACTTATTTTTTTAATCTTTCCGAATTTAAATTCTTTAGAAGTAAATCCCGATAGGTGTAGACAAATGTCTACATTAGTTTTTGCATCCGATTTATTTGACGCTTTGATTTCTGCATATTCTATTTTCATATAAACAATATCGGCGGATGATTAATAAATTCAAATTTTTTTTTGGGAAAAAATTTTTAAAACGCATATCTATAAGTATGAATAAAAAAATAAAAAAGCTGACTCGCTTAGAGTCTTTGGTATTGGATGCAGTAATTAACAACGGCGTTGCTGAGGAATATTTTCAATCAGATAAAAAAAGATTGAAGGCATTTTACAGAGCCCTGAAAAAATTAAAGCAGATTGAAAATTCCACGTTCCGCTGACCACGATCAAACATACGCTAACCAATTTAAAACCTATCTAGAAACGCTTTAAAACGGAAAAAATTCCCGTTGAAACCTAAAAATAACAAGCGATCCCTGAGTTTAGGTCTAAAAAAAGCCCGATAAATAAGGATAATAATAGATATAATATTAGTAGATATTTTATTATAAATAAGTATATTT